TAATATGTATACAGCTGATTTACAAAGAACACAAATTATGATAGAACAAACAACCAAACCAAATCAAAAGTTTACAGATGAATTAGAAACATATGAATTAGATTTTTAAATAATATATTATAAATTAAATCTATAATATATTATGGATAGACAAAACACAGGATTGCCAATATTTTTATTAACAAGTAATCACCCTGAAAAATTCTTTGAAAAAGCAACATATCAATATGCACCTCAAGCAGTTACAAATATTGATAAATTAAAAAGAGTATTTTTTTCACCTGAAAATATTAAATATATACAAGAAAAAATGATATATGAAGTATCAACATCAACAAATAATAAATATAAAATCCCATATCAAAATGAAAGTGATTTACGAATGATTATGGAAAGTATATATTTTGAGAAAACAAGAAATGTTGGATTTGATTTAAATGAACAATTAGCAGAATTAAATAATTATGTAGTTAAATTTTGTGTACCCAGAATTATTAAAGAAATTGGTTTCTATTTAAAATATTTAGAAGATGTTGAAACACCCATGAAATTAAATACATTGCCAGAATCAAGTGCAAATTTAAGATCAGTATCAGCTCTAACTTCACAATCATATTTAAATGAGAATGTATATTTACCTAATATGGCATCAACATATTATTATTCTACAAATGGTGATTTAAATAATTTAACACCAGAAATACAGACAGAATTAGATACTAGAATAACATCATATAATTCACAATTACCACCACGTTCTTCAAATATGGTATTAGGAGAAAACTTTGATAGTTTACCTGGATCAGAAGAACACTTTGCATCTAAAGCAGCAAGTAAATATGCATTTGGTTGGGATGAGACTCCAAAGAATACAAAAAAGAATAATAAGCCAAGTAAAGATCTTAAAGATCCTAAAGATCCTAAAGCTAAAAAAGAAACCAAAACTGTCAAAGAAATGAATGAATCCCAATATGTATGGGGTGCACCTTCCGATAAATCAAGAGATCCAAGATCACCTCCAGTATCATCAACTAATTGGTTACCGTCTGCAATATTATTTCAAGATGATCCATATTACATTCGAAATAGTTTATTATCACCATATTCAGTAAAATCACATTATCCAGCCAAAGTATTTCCACAAGAAGATGGTGAAATAGTTGCAACAGCTGAAGGAAGTGATTTATTTATACCTAATGATATAGATGTAATGAAATATGCCAAAGCATAAATTAATAAATAATTATATTTATTAATTTATTTAATCAGTTGTTTGGTAGAAGAAGAGGGTGCCTTGTTTGGTTTCTAAGTATTCGGCGTTGAGATCCGAACCATCAGTGGGGCCAGTAGGGTTAATTAACGAGAAGGGATCGGGTCTGCCAATTACTGTTTGAGGTACATTAGGTGCATATGGAGCAATAGAGCCTACACCATTGGCAACTACTGTACCAGTGGCACCGTGGGCACCAGGGCCTTTGTAGTCACCCGATACAGTCGATAATACACCAGTGGGGTTGTAGTATAATACTTCATTGTCATCTTTGTAGATGATGGCCGAGGTAGATGTTACTAATTCAGCCATGGTGTTGGGGTCCGAGGGAGATTGGTATACAACTGTTTCTGTTACTAATACCGAGCGTTTGCGTAACATGAAGGCATTGCCAATAGGAATTAACATAGGGGCAATTACGGGGTACGCATTGAGTTCGCTTAAGCCCGAAATGGTTAAGGGTAATTGGTTGAAGTTAATTTGTAATTGGGATGCAATCGAGTTTTGGCCAATAGTTTGGCGTTGTACTACAGCTGTCTTGCGGCGGGGTACATAGAATGTTAATAATTTGTAGACAGCGACTACATCGGTTTGTACCGAAATGTAGCGATCTTTTTCATCTAAATAATATGTGTTTTGAGATAACGCTTGTCTGAAATCATAAGGAGCACCGTTGCGTGTCTTTTGGTCAGCCATGTCAATGGTGATTACGGCATCATAACTGGCACGTTCTTCTTGTACTGTGGTAGGTACAAAGAGAGACGAACCTAAGTTTACGTTGGCGGCCATCATTTGAGGGTTGGTGCTGAGTTTGAATAAGATGGTATTTAAACCGAACGAGCCAAAGATACGACGAGCCGAGGCACCTTCGTCGTTTACGACGGTGTTGGAAGGGCTGACGTGTGTTAAGTGGCATTGATCTAAGGCATTAACTAAGTTGGAGTTAATGTTGTAGTAGCGACCAGTACGTAAAGCCATTACGTTTTCCCAGAGGGCGTATTGTAATTTGACACGGCGGTATAAATCTTCAGCGGGGTTCATGGAGCATACTTCACGTCGGTTTGTGTAGATAATGTTTTCGAATAATTCTTTATCTACTTGGTTGAGTAAAGGTTCACGGTTGTAGCGAGCACGTACAATACCAGCTAAGTGGGCGTGTAATGTAGTACGGTCGAGGATATCGAATTTAGGTAAGTATAACGCAGCTACTAAGGGGTGGACGTGAGCCATGGGGTTGTGGCGTTCTTGGTCAAATTTGCCAGAAGTTGCGATTACATCACAATCTTTGTATTGTACCGATTGTAAAACGATTTGTTGGTATAAGTTTTTGTTTTCGGTTTCTAAGCGGACAATATCTTGGATTTTGGCAAAGTCACCCGACGATAAGTTGTCTTTCATGCTTTCTACTTGTTCTACACTAGATACACCGAAGAGAGAGCCAACAGACGAGATGTGGCGGTAGGTGCTGGTTTCGCTGGGGATTTTGCCTTCAATCATGTCTTCTACTAAGCGGCGGAAGGCATCGATTTCAGCATCAGTTAAGGGTACTTTTTTGGCAAAAGGTACGGCTTGTCTTAAGATGTAGTCAATTGTTTTGTTGCCGCCTAATAATTGGCTTTGGGCATATTTGTAGTATTTTTTGGCGACATTTAAGATTTTTACATGCGATTCGTTAAGGTGTTCCATAACGAGTTCAAACATGGCCGAATCTTTGAATTTTTCTCGGAGTTTTACAGCTTCCGCCGAGGATAATTGGTATTTACCTTCACGTATTAGACGATCAACTTCTGCTTTTACGGAAGCTGGGGCTTTATTATCATATTCATGTGAACGACTCATTGTATATATAATATATAGATATTTTTTTTACTAAAAATAAAATATTAACTAGATATTTTTAATTGTTTTATAAAATATTTATATTATCATAGTAATTATTTATATACAAAAATATTTTTTATATGTAAATATAGATAAAATAAAAGTTGATAAATATTATATTTAATACGTTAGAATATTAACTTAAATTATTAGTTATATTATAATAAATATGAATAATAATATATGGTATGAACATGATTATGATGTTAATATTAATAAGACTTATCAAAACCAGATTATAAAATGGTTAGATAATTTTCCAAATGAACATTTAGGACTTATTATTAGTGGAGGTATTGGAACAGGAAAAAATACAATTGTAAAAAATAGTATTAAAAAGTCTGGATGGAAATATCATATGTTATATCTTGAAAATGATAAATCATGGGAATTCTTTTCTAATTTTATAACAGGTTTAAATGAAAAAATGATATTAGTCATAAACGACGCAAATTTAATATCATCGCCAAGTGAAAAAAGAAATATACTTGAATTTTTCTCTCAAAATTGTAGTAAAAAATTTCTACCTATAATATTTTTAACAAATTTAAATCATTCAAAATTAATAACAACGTTGAATACATATGATTGCTATAATATCAAAGTGTCGTTACCATCAGAAAACGATTTAATATTAATATGTAAATTTTTTGTTGAAAAGTATTCCATTAAATTTGACTGTATGCAAACATTGACGGATATTTTGAATTATTCACAATATGATATTAGAAGATTAATTATAATCTTACAAGATTTATATTACACATACGGTAATAAAATAACAAGAAGTTCTTTACAAAATTATTTACTTATATCTATTAAAAAAAATGTAGAAGTTGGATTATTTAGCGCAAATAAAAGTTTAATGGATCGATTTAAATCAATAGAAGAAACAATGAGGTTTTATAAATCTGAAAAAGTATTATTGCCGTTAATGATATATGAAAATTTTTATACAGCAATTGAATCTAAAAATATGCCATTAGAAAGAAAAAAACAAAAATATGCAAAAATACTTGATATTTTATCACAAAGTGATTTAGTAGAAACAAAAATTTATTCAGAACAAAATTGGGAATTTCAACCAATTCATGGATTTTTAGCATGTGCATCTATATCATATATATTAAATGAAGGTGAAAATCCAGAAATTAAAAATTACAAAATTAATTTTAGTTCTGATTTGAATAAGACATCATTAAAAAATATTAATAAAAAAAATATAGAAAATATATTAAGTTCATTTCAAAATAGAACACAACGTGATTTACATAACATAAGTAGATTATTGTACAAAAGTAAAGCTAGTCATAAAAAATTAAATAGTTATGGTTTAACAAATAAGAATGTAAATTCTATTATTAGAATAGATAAAACACATGATTAATTTATAAATATTTATATAAACTATTTATTATGAATAAAAAATTACATAGTAAATATCAATATGTAGGTAGTAAAAAAGTATTTATACTTGAAAAAAATGACATATTTGTTTTAGATGCATTAATGCATGATGGTAGTCAACAAAAGTATAGTAAAAAACAACAAAAATTAAAATATTCAGAACATGGCGGATTATTAGACTTTGATAGTCATGGCTTAGAAAAAATTATAATTTCTACAAAAAAAGAATCTGATAAAAGTGATCCAGAAATATATTTTCCAATTGTTTCTGATGATGTTGAAGATTATGAATTTATGTATCATACACATCCACCTACACCAACACCAGGTGCAAGAGCTAGTATTGGGATAGTATATGAAATACCATCATTAACAGATATTCATACATTTATTTTAATATATATGGAAGGAAAGACCCAGGGAAGTATTATAATTGCACCAGAAGGAATATATGTAATACGAGCATTAAAAGATAAATTACATGTAAATAATTATAATTTAGATAAGATGTATGATGAAATAATGTATTTAAATTATGAATATGCTGAAAAATATAATTTTAATATAACACCGGCTATATTCTATAATAAAATCATTACAGATACAAAAATACCAAAAAAATTAAAAACACTCGTAGAAAAATATACTAACGATGAACTTACTATTGATTTCTTTCGAAGAAAATTAGATAAAAATAAAAATTGGACAATTAATAAAATTGCTTTAATAGTGAGACCTAAAGAAAAAAAATATAATTAAAAAAAATATATTTGTTAGTTATATGCAACCAGTTCAAATTGCTTTAATTATAGTAGCTGTATTTATTATGATAATTGTATACAAATTCACCACCGACAAGTTTACAAATCAACCCAAACAATCAAATAAATCAAATAATTTAAATCAAGCAAATAAAAAAATTAAAACAATTGAAAATTTAGAAAATTTAGAAATATACAATAAAGTTGGATTAGATGCACCAATTTTTAGTAAAGCTTGCTGTGGAAATAACTTTAGTGTTGTGCCCGGAGAAAAAAATATAGATCCCAATTTAAATAAGATATATTTTGCCTCAAATATTACACATTCTGGTGATGGCAATGAACAATCTGGTTGTCGTTGCTTAACGTTAAAAGAAATTAACTATTTAAATTCACGTGGTGGTAATAATTATGATGCGAATAGTGTTTCGGCAATATAATAAACTATAATAAAACTAGAATAAAACTAGAATAAAAATGTAATAAGATTATATTAAATAAGTTTTTTCAATTAATAAATTATGAATTTTTTAATTGAGACAAAAAATGAATATACAATTCATCTTGTAAATTCAATTACACAATTAATATACGATGGATTATTAAATATTTACGATGAATCAAAAAAATCAGCAAAGAATAATGATGAATTAAAAATTTTTCAAATATTATTATCAAATGTTCCAAAATGGAATCCAAATATAATAGATTCAGAATATCAACGAATTATACGGTTAAATAGTTTAGGTAAAACAATTGAAGACTTATTAAAAGCAGTTATTAAATCAAATATTATGGTTTTAACTAATGTCAATATTGATTATGATGAAAAATTACTAAAAGAATTAAACATTCAAGATGATTTTAAAAATTTTATACATTTTGTATATATAGAATGTGCAAGATCATTTTATAATTCACCTTTCTTGTTTTCTGATCGTAATACATCCATCGATATTAAAA